GTGCTTCAGTTGCCATAATACCTGACGGCTTACCATAACATTCTACTTCAATAGCTATGTTATTAGTTTTATACCACCAGTCTCTCTCTGTTTTTATTTCCATCTTTGTTTTATCTTTGTCAAGAATAGATACAATTCTGTTCTCTCTTTCCTGACCATACTTTAGGTCTTTATCAAACTTCTTATTCATTAATGTGTTTCACTCCAATCATTTCCTATTTTATATTCTCCTGTTAAAGGGAGTCTTAATTGGAAGTGTTCGCCAGTACATTTGATTGCTTTGACAGCTAACCTACCAACGGTATCGGCATCTTTTTCAAGACACTCTACCTGTATTTCATCATGTACCCAAACAACCTGTTGGGTTTCAGACATATCCTTAACTAATTTATTAAACTCAACAAGCCATTGCTTACAAACTAAAGCACCTGAACTTTGTAAAAGTGTATTAAGTGCGGCGTGTGCTGAACGAACTTTAATCTGTCTTTTATCAAGACCAACTAAATGTCCTCTCTCTGCCGCTAATTGTACTTGCTCTATTAGTTTACTAAGAGCAGGTAAATTATTTAAGAATCTTTTTTTAATCTTAGATGCTTCACCAACCTTCTTACCAGTTACTTCAGCAATACGTTTAACGCCACCACCATATAAAAAGCAATAGTAAAAACGCTTTGCTAAATCTCTTGAGTCTAAACCTGCAAGAGTCTGTGTCTCTGTATGTATGTCACCATCTAATACAACTTTTGTGTACTCACCATTGTCATACTTAGACATAAAGTGAGCTAACATTCTAACTTCTAATCCTGATATATCTATACCTACTAACTTCTTACCATTAGGTACAGTAAATAAACTTCTACATTCTTTACCAAAAGGTACAGACACACTTGGAACTTGTGCCATGTTTGGAAACGAATGACTTGCACGTGCTGTAACTGTAGAGTTAGTGTTGCAAGTACCATGTATCTTATTATTCTTTTCATGTTTTAACCATGCCTGTGTACCTGTAGCTAGTTGTGCAATTCTTTTATCTAATAAGAAATGTTCACATAAAATTTTTGCTTCAGGATATTCCAGTTTACTTAATACAGTATCATCTAGTTTTGGTTTACCATCATTAGTAAATTCTTTAGCTTCCCAACCATACTTAGTTTTTAATCTATCAGCTATGTGATGACGTGAACTAGGATTGAAAACTGTAACTCTATCTTTTAATTGTTTACCTGTTTTTTCTGATACTCTCTTCTCTGTAATAGGTAAGAATATTTTTTGTAGTTGTTCTTCTAACTCTATTCTTCTAGTGTTTAACTTTGTATATAACTCTTGGGCTTTCTCTTTATTAAAAGTAAAACCATATTGTTCTTGTTTAAATATTAAGTCAGCAACATAATGTTCTAAGTCCATTGCTTGTTGTGAATAACCTTTTTTCTCAATCATGTTGAATAAAGTGTGAGTCACTTGAACATCTTGAATACAATACTCTAGCATACCCACACTAAATTCTTTCCAATCTGTATCAAACTGTTCTTTATATTCGCCCACCCTGTTACCCCACGCTTTCAAGCTGTGTCTGCCAATACAGTCTCTTGGAAAATTCTTATGTTTAAAATCTTGGTCTTTAATATCAGGGAATAACAATCTTGTTGCTACTATAGTATCAAAAACTTTTGCTTTTGATTTTAAATTATAAAACTTTTTAAGAACTGGTATGTCAAACTTAATAATGTTGTGACCAATAATTAATTCTGCTTCTTCTAATTTCTTTACAGCCTGTGCGTTGTTTAAATGTAACACTTGGTTTGTGTCTATATCTTTTAGTATAATGCAATGTACTTTAGTAGCTGTATCTAAAAATCCATCTGTCTCTATATCAAAACAATATCTCATAATCTTATCTTTCTAATTTTTAATACGTTGCTTGATGGTATTGTAGTTATGTTACCTACATCTCCAAGAGTACCATTGTCTTCAAAGTTTACATCAGCAACTATAATATGAACATCTTTATCTTTTTTAATTAACCAACCAGTTGATATACAAATTGTTGGTGTACTATTCATAGCATCTTTTAAAGTTTTCCACGAGCTGTCAGAGTTTATATCGCTCCATGTCAGTTGTACGTAATCTGCATTTAATATTTTCTTAGTTACTTGTGGTAGTTGTGTCATATTAATGTAATGTGTGTGCTTCTATTTGAACATTCCAAGCCGCATCTTCTCCGCTAAATGCTAAAGACAACAATGCGTCTTGTAATAACATAGCAGAACTTTCTTTTCCTACATGTAATGTTACTGTTGATTTTGTTCTCTTAGCTTTAGCAACAGCGTCCATAACATACATAGTCCATGTCATCATTTGTCGTTTTCTTTTTAATTCATTAGAAGTCATCTAATACCTCTGCTTTAACTTCAGCTAAACAACCTGTTTCTAAATCATAATGTAAACTACATGCGTTGCCTGTCTCACCAGAAAATCTATTCTTTAATATTTGTAACTTAGCAATATTGTTTTCTGCTTTTAAGTCACGACTCATAGATAGTACCATGTCAGATAGTTGAGCTATTGATTGACTACCTCTAAGACTACTAAGAGTTACTTGCTTACCATCTTCAAAACCTTTGTCACCTTCTGTTGACCTACGTAAGTGACTAACTAAAATTAATCCAATGCCTGTCTCTTCTACTAATGTTCTAAGTTTACTTACAAAATAATCTATAAGTTTTCTTTCATCATTAGTATGTTCATCACCCAATGCAGACAATGCCATGTGTAAATGGTCTAGTATTACCCAGTCTACATTACATGCCTTTGCTAAATATCTTATCTTAGATAGTAAGTTATCTGCGGCACTTGCTCCGAAGTGATTATATAAATAAAAATTGCCATTACCAATAGTAGAGGTAAAGGCGGTATGTAATTGTGTCTCATCAATTCCCTCTCTTGTTAAGTGTAAAGGTTTCTTTAGATGCACACCCATAATACCAAGTGCACTACGTTTAACACTTTCTTCTAGTGCTATGTAACCAACAGTATATTTTTGTTCTAATAAACTTAGAGCTACGTGTCTACAAAAACTAGACTTACCAACTCCACTACCTGCTGTTACTGTAACAAGCTCACCTTTACGTAGTCCATGAGTCTTTGCGTTTAAACATTCAAATGGATATTGTGCTGTTACATAAGTATCTTCTTTTTGTATATCATTCCAAATATCTGCACCTAAAATAATACCATCAGGTCTGTATGCTTTACTTGACCATATACAATCTGTTAATTCTTTTACTTTGTTTGCAAGTATCATTTCGTTAGCATCTTTTAATGGTAACGTACATATCTTTGCTTTGTTAGGTGTAAGTAATTTTGCACATTCTATTGCACCCTTCTTACCTTGTTCATCTTGGTCAAAACAAAAGTAAACAGAGTCAAAGCCTTCAATCCATTCAAGCTCTCTTTGTATATCTCTCTTAGCTCCTTGAGCTCCTGATTTAATACTGACAACAGGAAATTTATTCTGGTTAATAGCAGATATACTCATTGCATCTATCTCGCCTTCTGTAATAATTAACATCTTGCCTTTGTCTCTCCACAAATGCTGACCAAACAAACCTGCTTCTCTTGCATCACCTAACCACTGAAAAGTTTTATCAGGGTATCTTAGTTTTTGTGCAACTAATTCTTTGTCTTTGTTATAGTAGTTTGCTATTTGACATGGTCTACCAAACCATGCACCAGATTGATAATTAAATTTTTGAACTGTGTTGTAATTAATTTTACGTTTACTTAACTCTGTAATACTACCTTCAATAAATTCTTTACTGGTTTCTGTTGCGATTGGATTATTCAAATCATTTCCTTTTGTTGTTGTGTTACATGAAAAACAATATGTATGTCCGTCAGAATAGACGGAGTTGGCATCACTAGAATTGCAGTTATCACATGATGTATGATATAAAAATTCACTCTCTGTTTTTTGCATAAAAATTTTTTGTTAGATTATTTAGGGGTGACAGTTTCCACTCTCGCTTCTCTGCCACCCCAACAAACTATCTCAACAACTCTGTTACATCAAAGTGTGGAGATACGGAGTCTGTCACATCTCTGTGACCTACTACGTCAGCCTCATTGTAATCCTGTTTCAACTTTTTAATAAGGGTTACCAAAGCGGTATACTGTTTGAACGTGAAGTTACAATCAGGCTGACCATCAATAGATTTTCCGCCAACAAGGCAGACACCTATAGAATTTTTATTAGACAACTTTAAAGAACCATCTGCAATATGAGCTCCTGCTATTTGTATATCTCTACCATCTTGTATAGTCCCATCTCTTTTTATTATTTTATGGAACGCACAAGAAAACAAACCATCTTTACGGTGTTGAGTATCAATATCTTTAACATCAAAATCTTCTTTAGGAGAAGACTCACTGCTATGAATAACTATATACTTTGTTTCTTTTCTTTTGTTGTTCATTGTTTCTAATTTATTAACTAGATTATGATATTCTTTTATATCTTTATCTTCCATCATAACCATTCAATAGGAATATGTTTGTCTGCATATTTAAAACCATATTTTTCACACCACATTCCATAAGTTGTTTTACTTTTTTTACTAATTCTTTGTCTGCTATTACTAAAGATAAATCTAATATCTAATTTAGGGTGTTGTTCTTTTATAAACCTCATCTTTTTTCTATCTGATGAAGTAAACAACCCTTTTGTTTCTATAAAGAAATCTTTATCTTTTAAATAAAAGTCAGGTGTATACGTGTGTACTTTTTCTGGTACGGTATACTTTAATTTTATTGATTCAAATTCATATTTAACTTTATTTAAGTCAAGCTCTTCTGATATTGCTATCTCCAAGCCTGACCTAAAACCATATTTAAGACCTACTTGATTAGAAGTCAGTTTGCGAGTTTGCCACTTCATTTTCAAATGTCTTATCTTCTGGTGCAACATAACCATCTTTAACTTCGTCAAAGCCGTAACCTTTTGAGTTACCTGCTCCACCCTCTACAAGTTTAGTTATCTGCACTGCTCTTAACCTTAGACTTACTCCTGCACCTGCCATAGCTGTAAAATAAGGTATCAATTCTGCTGATACTTTCATTTCACTACCTGACCAGACGTTAGCATCAACCATAGGTTTCCCAGAACTATCAAAGATAGCAACTTTATTTGGAATAACTTTACCATCTCTTGTTATGATTTTAGCTTTTGTCTTAAACTTGAAGATAAGATTTCCAGTAGGTTTGCCTTCAATGATTTCTTCTTCAAACGGAAGATTAGCCATTTTAGGTTCTTTACCTTTAGTCTTCTCTTTAGCAAGAGTAATACTTTTCTTCATCTCATCATCAATCGCTTTGACAACTGACTGAGACTCTTTTGCACTCACAATAAGATTAGTCTTATAATGACCATCTGCATCAAATTGTGTATCAGGAGTTGTAAGCCATGCGTATTGTGAAATACCGATTGGCGTAACAATCCTTACATTGTTGTTTTTAGACATATTGTTAAGTCTCCTTTTTTATTGTCTACTATGGGTACTTTACTTTGCTTATGCAAAGAAGAACTCACTTTTCCGCAATTCATTAATATCTAAATCACCTTTTTGCGGAACATCAGGTAACTTAGGCTTATTGCCTTCAGCATCTTCAGGAAGTTGTCTTAATACATCATCTCTGAAATTCTCTAATATATCATTTTCAGTAAACATTGTAATAAAGGCTTCTCTTAGGCTTTTATTTAATACTTCTACGTCTGCCGCAGTAGTACCGAAGGAGTCATGCACATTACAAAAGTTAATTATACCATTATCTAATGCAACATTGACAGTTTCTATCATAGCCGCAGAGTCTACAGAGTGAACCAGATTAGGTGCAACTCCATTAGACATTCTGAGTCTATCAGTTTTGTCATCTTCTACATTGATACGTGGTTTTATAACTTCACCCATTAACATAGCCTTAACTCTTTTAGACTTCATCTCAGGGTAAGATTGATACACTGGAAAACCAACTGGTGTAACCCAATGTATAGGCAACTGTAACTTAGATACAACACGTGCTATATCTTGTAAAAACTTCATACCAACTCTTGCTGATTTTAAATTATCACCAATACTATCCCAGATTATACTAGCTAAGTATGATGAAGGTTTAAACATATCATCAACAAAAGGGTGCATCTCTCCTTTGTCTTTACGTTTAGTTATATCTTCAACCACAAAGTCCGTACAAGAATATCTGGTACTTCCATAACAGATAGTCATAATACTTCTTTTAGTAGTTGAACGCTTAACTCCATAGTCAAGCCATTGTTGTGCATACGGTCTGCCTTCTGCCGCATGTTGTTTTAGTGTCTCAATAACTGAGTTTGCAACTAATTGATAAATGTCTCTTGGCTTATCACTTGGTAACAAGTTTACTAACTCACCTGCTTTTTTGTCTCTCAACATCAAAGAGTAAATTTGTAAGCCATTACAAGAACCATCAACATTAACTACAATGTTAGACACAAAGCCATAACCTTCAGCTTTAAATCTTTTCCACTCTTCAGCCCATGCTAAAAATTGAAAAGCATTACTTGCGTCTTCCCACTGTCTATTTGTAAATGGGTCATCAACACATTTTAATATCCAGTCTTCATTGTCTTCAACCCATTTGACTCTATCAGTTAATGATATTTTATCATTGCCATACATATTTGCACCATGCACAGCCAACCAAAAGTCACCTCTGTTTTCTTTTGTGATTGCTTTACCTGTAGCAAAAGACAATAAAGCCTTTGCACCATTAATAGATTGATAATTTAAAAATGCAGGTACGCAATACGCTCTTCCTCTAAAATCAAATTGCAACGGAAAGTAAACTGTAGCATAATTTTTAAACTTGTCACCAAGCCATAATATTTTTGCATACAACATTCTTTTAGAAAACATACGTGCATTTTCTGTATGCACTATGACTGCTTCCTTCTTCCATTTGCGTCTTGAGTCTTTGTTATCTTTTATGTCAAGAGGCTTGTTTGGAACTTCAAGATTTTTAATTGGTGGCATACCACCGATAGCAAGTCCTCTATCCCAAGCCTCTGCCATAACGCCTAATATGTAATTGTTTATTTTATATGCGGTTGATTGCATTGCATTTACCGCCCTGTATACTTTAGGCATGTCAAAGTTTGCTAACTCACGTGCAAACATTTTGTTCTTTTGTTTTACTAAATCTAATTCTGGTAACTCTTTTGTCCAGTAACCGCCACCATGAACTGAGTCCCACATTTTAGGCGGCATGACTGTCATCATGTACTCAGGATTTAATAACTCATTAAAAGCATTTCTATTCTTAATCCAGTCTCTAGTCTTTTGAGTCTGTTTTATAATCTTAGCTTTTTTATGTTTAATAGTTTCTACACCTATCTCTATCATACCAGTAGACTCTATCATTAACTCAACAAGTCTGAGTCCTACGTGTAGTTTAGTTGGCGTAGTCCATTCTTCCCAAGACATAATGTTATCTCGTTTAGAACTCTCTCTTAGTTTTCTACGCTTGTAAGTGTAATTCCAAGACCTTTTGTCTAAGTCTTGCTTGACCGTATCATATAATTCTGGGTTCAAGTATCTAAAATTCTTTAATGCAATTTCAGTCTCTACTTTACCACCAAGACTAATACATGTAGCAGTCAATGGTTTATATTGTGTGATTGTATTGATTATGTGTTTACCTGTAATTAAGGCTAATATCTCAGGTTCAACTTCACATAGTTTAGTGAAAGCAATAGGCGGTTTACAGATAGTCCGTTCAGATGTACGTTTTATCCAGTCACCTATGTGCATTGCTAAAGGTCTGATTGTATTAGCTACCATTACTTTACCGTAACTGGTAACACTCTCTTCTTCTCGCTCAATATGACTATTGAGTCTTTTGTTGGTTCTATTCTTGCCTCTCTCAGCCATGTCCTTCTCATTGACTTGTTGGTCTGGGAATGTAGGCATTATTTCTAGTATCTTGGTCAATATTAACTCCTATAAGTTTATGTGTTAATTTGTGCTATCTACTATGGGTACTTTACTCGTACCCTTCTAGTATGTTGACAGCTTTTAGTAGATTTTTAGGCATTAAATGGGCATACCTAAGTGTCATATTGTAAGACTTATGACCCAACCATTCCTTAATAAAGTGTAACTCTACTTTACCTGATTGAGCTAGTCTTGAAGCACACGTGTGACGTAGGCAGTGTATAACAAATTGTTTATCACCGTCTAGTCCCATATCTTTACGCAACCTAGTCCATACACGCTCCGCCATGTTATAATTTAAGTGACTAAAATCACCTGTTTTTTCTAACATAGAAACACACCGTCTAGTCAACGGTACACTCCGAGTCGTATTGTTTTTAGTTTCGTCTGCATATAATACAATAAAGTATTTGCCGTCTAGTCTTTGTATTGCATCTTTTTTAAAAGATAATGCTTCGCCTAGTCTAACGCCAGTATCAAGCAAAAATAAAAATAGACTCAAGTATGGACTCTTGCCCAATAGTCTAATCATAGTTTGCTCTTCGTCTGGTGTCATAAATCTTAGTCTAGCCTTAGACTCTTCCTGCCATACTATGTGCGGCAGTCTAGTCATATTGTAAACGCTTGGTCTATTATAGGCATACTTCAATATCTTACTTAGACTAGCTAAATATCTATTGACAGTAGAACCTTTGATACCACGCTTTTTTAAATACGCCGTCAAGTCTTCAATGTTAGTCTCATTAATTAAATTAGGTTTTGTCTTATGACCTAAATAAGAAATACAAACATTGGCTCTGCTGTCCTGAGATTGCTCCCAAGACAACGAGTCTTTTATCTCTTTTATTGTCTTCA